GAAGTGATGGAAAAAGCACTTAGAAAAGAAATAGAAGCAAAAATTCCAGAGTTGAAAAATAGCATATACCCAACCAACGCGCCAGAAAATTCAACAAAACCTTATCTTGTATATACAAGAATTAACACTAAGAGGATAAAAACATTAGAAGGATATACAAATAGGCAAGCTCTAAGTTATATGTTTTCTTGTATGGCAAAAAGATATGAAGATATGAAATCCTTAACTAAGAAAGTTGAGGATTTATTAATTTCTATGCCTAAGACAAGCATAGGAACACAACAGATTTACATTGAGGATATAGACATAAATAACATTGACGAGCAATATGAGCATGAATTGAAACTAAACAGGGGGATTATAGATTTTACTATTTATTATTAGAAAGTGAGGTAATAATATGGCTAAAAGAGCATTAGGTACAAAACTTAAGATAGGCACTTCAAGTCCAGTTGCAGTAGCAGGTCTGACTTCTATAGGTGGATTAGAATTATCAGCTGACACTATAGATGTAACCACATTAGATTCAGACGGTGGTTATAGAGAGTTTATAGCTGGCTTTAAGGATGCTGGGGAAGTATCTTTGGAAGGATACCTTGAACTTGAAGCTGGAAAAGGACAAAAGGATTTATACGACTTATATGAAAGTGGAGATGTTGAGGACTTTACAATTGAGTTTCCTAACAACTTAGGAAGTTGGACATTTAAGGGAGTAGTAACTGGATTTAGTACTAGTGCAGATTTAGAGGATCCATTATCATTTAGTTGTACCATAAAAGTTAGTGGCAAACCAACTTTGACAATTGGAACAGGTTCAGGTTCATAAGGCTAGGATTAACTTCTTAGCCTTTTTATTTTTATATTAGGAGGAATTTAAAATGAGTTATACACCAATTGAATTGGATAAGGTTAGAAATTTAAAATATGAGTATGAAGATTTGAGTTTAGCAGAAGAAACACTAGATATGTCAATTAACGAAATTCTCAATAAGGCTCAAAGAGGAAAAATGCGTATTAAAGAAATATTTACTTTGCTTTGGGCTGGACTAGTACATGAAGATAATCAACTAACTGTAAAAAAGCTTATGCAAATCGTAAAAGAGTACTCTGATATAGATTCAGTATCTTTTAAAATTGGAGAGGCACTTGCAAAATCATTTGGTAGTAGAGAAGATGATAAAAACGAAAAAAACGAGTAGAAGGTAGCAAGGGAGAACCTTACAGTATAGAGGATGACATGATACTTGCTACCACAATTGGGATATCAGTAAAAGAATTTTGGAAAATGACTCCGTATGAACTAAGTATTGCGGTAAAAGGATATCACAAGAGAAAAGAGATAGAAGCAGAAGAGTATAAATTTAAGCTAGAAATGAATAAAAAGCTACTGGCATTGCAAGCATTTTGGATTTCTAGATGGGTATGGCAAAAGAAAGTTGATATAGACAAAATTCTAAAAGATGATTCTGTTCCAGCTAAAAGCAAGGAAATGACACCTGAGCAGATGTTGGCTCAAGTAAAAGCACTTAATGCTTTATTTGGTGGGGAGATAAAAGAAATATAGTGCCTTTTTAGGCACTATATTATTTTAGCATATAATTTAATTTTATTGATAAAGTCAATCATATCAATTTCATTAGTAAATGCAGATTTAGGAATAACTATACTATCCCCATGCTTGAAACTAATGTATATAAAATAATCATTGACAACAGATACATTTGTAACATCTGAGTGTTGGTAAACAGTAGTTCTTGATAAAGAAGAAACTGTTAAGTTGTTTTCATTAACTTCAATGGTCTTAGTTTCACCCAATATGCCAGATGCTTTAAGGTCTCTGATGTACTTGTTTTTTAAGTTTCTAGGGTTGATATAGTACAAAAATACTATTAAGAACAAAAGAGCAGCAATTATTACAGTGTAGAATAGGTCATCTAGAGTAAATGATAGAATTAGGGATATTGATAAAAGAATTATGGCTATGATAGGTATTATTTTAAGTTTAGAGTTGTTACTAAAATTAGTGGAGATATACTTCCTTTGGTCATCTTCAGTAAGTTTGTAACTGATTTGCATATTGTCACCCTTTCCTTTTTACTAAATAATACCATGAAATCAAAAATAAATCAAAAAATTAGAAAATTAAACACTTGTTAATGGCAAGTGTTTTTTTAATCCCTCAAAACAGGAGGTGAGAAATATTGGCTAAGTCGAATTTTATAGTTCGTGGTGGTGCTGATTTTTCAGGCATTACAAAAGGATTCAATAAACTTAATAAGCAAGTAAAAGGCTTTCAATTAAACTTTGGTAAAGTTGCTAAAGGCTTAGGATTAGCCTTAAGTGGTATAGCTATAACTCAATTCATAAAAGATAGTACTAAGGTAGCTATGAGCGTTGAAAGTGCTATGGACAACATAAGCAGAAATATGAAAAGTAGTGCTTTGGTATTTGATGATTGGGTCAAAACTCAATCAAAGGCTTTTGGAATGGCTAAGTCAGATGCATATAATTATGGTTCTACATTCAGCAATCTTCTAGGAAGTTTTATAACAGATGCAAAAGAAACAGCTACACAAACACAAGAATTGATGAAGGCAGCTGCAATAATTGCAAGCAAAACTGGAAGGACATATGACGATGTTGCAAATAGAATTAGATCGGGTATGTTAGGCTCTACAGAAGCTATTGAGGACTTAGGAGTATACACTAATATATCTATGATAGAGTCTACGGAAGCATTTAAGAAGTTCGCTAACGGTAAGTCATGGTCAAAACTAAACTTTCAAACTCAGCAACAAATAAGACTAGCAGCAATATTAGAACAGACATATAAAAGATATGGTAAGACTTTAGCAGATACTACACAAACAAGACATGCACAGTTTATAGCGACATTGCAAAACATAAAACTGAATTTAGGGCAGGCATTTTTACCTATTTATAATTATGTATTACCTGCTTTAACTTCACTAGCTAGTAAAATCGAATACATTACAAATGTATTCGCACAGTTTACACAAGCTCTGTTTGGCAAAGCTACAGGAATAAAAGTCATAGAAGATAAAACAGAAGCAATAGGAGACTATGGAAATGCAATAGAAGAAGCTGGAAAACAAAGCAAGAAAGCTTTAGGACCTTTTGATGAAATAAACAAGCTAACCTTTGGTGAAGGTATCAGCTTAGGAGGAATAGGTTCTGCAATAAAAACAGAGCTAAATGATTTAGATAATGGTACAGGTGGTAAACTTGGAGAAATAGGTTCTAAGGCACAAGAAATGGCTAACAAAGTAAAGGAAGCATTAGGAGTAATGCAACCTTTCTTTGAAGGATTCAAAGATGTGTTTAGCGAGTTTTGGGCTAAAATTAAAGAGTTTAATGAAACAAAGCTTGCCAAGTGGTTAGGTGATATAGGAGATTGGATGAGAAATAATCCAGATACACTTGAAAAGTTAGGAAGAGGATTAGGGTATGTGGCTATAGGGCTAGCAGGATTTAAAACATTAAAATTCCTATCTGATATTACTGGTGTATCAAAGTTGGTAGGAAAACTAATAGATCTAAAAAAAGCAACTGGTGATGTAAATAAAGGATTTGGTGAAAAGAATGATTTGCTAGGTAAGCAAACCAAGCAAACTACTGCTGATACAGTAGCAACACTAGGTCTTACTGCAGGTATTTTAGGGTTATTAGGTGGAGTAAAACAACTAGGGAAGTACATGGAGGAAAACCCACTTAAAATTCCACCATTACAAGTGCCAAGTTTGCAACCTGTTTATTCTATGCTTGACGAAATGAATAATAAATACAGTGCTACAACAACTACAGTTGAATCGAATTTAGCTACTCATAAAAATAATGTAGGTATTATTGCTGCGGGAATTGCAGCTGTGCTTTCAGCAAATATTGCAAATGGTCTATTAACAACAGGAAATAATACTAATAATGCTTTAACTAGCATTCAAGACAACTTCCAAAAATTCGGTCAAAACATTGGAATATTATCTGCAGCATCATCAATAGCATTAGCTAAAAACTTAGGAGAAGGATTCGTAACTTCAAGTAAGAACTTTATTAGTTTTGCAAATGAATTAAGTAGAAACATGATAACACTTGGTTCTGGTTTAGCAAAAGCAAGTGCTGAAACAGCAAAAACTTTTGCAAGCAATATGGTAAGTGGGTTTAAAACAGTATGGGATAATTTTAAGAGTTTAATGAGTGGAATTGGAGAAAAAGTTAGTGGATGGTTTAAAGAAAATAAAGATGTAATTGTAAAGACTACAATAGCAGCAGGGGTAGTTATTGGGGCTACAGCACTAGCATTAGCAGTACCTGCAACTATACCATATATTACAGGTGGATTAGCAGGATTAGCTGCAATGCCAGCGCTTAAAAAAGGTGGAATAACTGGAGTTAATGACCCATTTGCAGCAATAGTAGGAGATAACAGAACACAAAGAGAAGTAATTTCTCCACTTGACGACTTACTCGGAATGATAGAATCAACAGTAAACAGAGCAGTAGGTAATAATCAAGGTGGAGATATGACTGTAGTTGTAAAAATAGGAGAAGATACAATAACCGAAAAACTAATTTCTAACATAAACAGACAAAACCGCATAAGTGGTAAAACAGTAATACAAGTATAGGAGGTGGAGGTATGGCACTAATAAGCATAGATGGTGTAGATTTACCTTCACCATCAACTATGAAAATGCCTAATTTTGATTTAGATAGTTCAGATACTAATAGGAATGAGTTAGGTATTTTACAGAGAGATAGAGTTAGGCAAGGTATCTTTAAAATAGAGCTAGAATTTAAAGGGATAACAAGCTCACAATTAGCATTAATTAAGTCAGCAATAGAGCCTGCTGAAATCAATGTAACATTTCCTAGTGAAATAGGGTTACAAACTAAGAAAATGTATGCAGGAGATAGAAATATAGAAATGGTTAAGTATGATGAAGATTATAACAAGATTCGTTGGAATATCTCATTTAATTTGACAGAGTATTAAGGTGGTGGATAAATGTATCCAGTTACAAATGATTTTAAAAGTAAAATAAAGGAAAATACTAGAGATTTTAAAACTATAGTACAGATACAGCACTCACAAGGTGTGTTGAATTTAACAGATATTGATATTATAAGCGGTAGCATGATATATACTGAAGCTAGTCAAGCAGGGGAAGATTTTACAATAGGCGGAACTGTTGCTAGTACCTTCGACTTTACTCTTATTAGGAAGCCTGAATACAATGATATCGAATTTGAGGGTGCAACTGTAATACCTCAAATAGGACTACTACTTAGAGAAAATATTGACACAGAGAATTATTTCCTAAGTGCTCCTCATCCTTCAGAATTTCAAGAGGGAGAAGGTGAGGAAATATGGGAGTATGTGCCTCTAGGCATTTTCCATATAGATGAAGTAAACAAAACTAGGAATTGTATAGAAATAAAATCAATTGACAATATGATAGAGCTAGATAAACCATACAGTCTATCTAGTTTAAGTTATCCTGCTACTTTATACCAAATTTATACAAACATTTGTAATATAGCTGATGTACAGGTAGGCACTACTACATTTGCAAACATGGATTATATAGTTCAAAATAGACCAGAAGGAGATTTTACTCTTAGGGATATTTTAGGTTATGTAGCTGAATTAGCGGGATGTTTTGCAAGATGCAACAGAACAGGGGCATTGGAATTAACATGGTACACTCCTACAGATATTGAGTTAGGACCTGCAAACAGATTTAATTTTCTACCTCGTGAAGATTTAGTACAAATAACAGGAGTTCAATATTCTACAGAAGATACAATCTACAGGGCAGGAACAGATGAATACGTCATAGATTTAAGTTATAATCCTTTGTTGCAAAATACTTATAATACAGTTTTAATTAACATATTTAATCATGTAAAAGATATAGTATTTACTCCGTATGAAAGCTCATGGCAAGGTAATCCGGCTATACAAGCTGGAGATATGATTACTCAAGTTGATAGAGACGGGAATAGTTATTTAACCTTAGTTACTCATAGCACATTCAAGTATAGAGGTGCTAGTACATTGAGTGCTAAGGGATTACCAATCAAAGCTAAAGGATACAAAGGTTCTACAAACAAGAAAATAGCTAATATATTAAGAAAAGAAATAAAACCAATAGGAAATAAATTAACTTCATTAGAACAAGCTCAACTCAATGCAATGCAACTTATGGCTAATATGCTAGGTGGATATGCACACTATGAAGCTGATGGGTTCTATGTAACTGATAATCCTGTCATAGCGAATTCAACAAAGATATGGAAATGGGGTATAAATGGTTTTGGTTATAGTGATGATGGTGGACAAACTTGGAAAAGTGCTATAACCGCAGATGGCTCTATCGTTGCTATGCTGGTAGCAGCTAATATAATTACAGCTAATATGGTGCAAACTGGGATATTACAAAGTGAGGATGGAAGCACATGGATTAATCTAGATGATGGTAGTTTTAATTTAAAGAATAAAATAAAATTCATTGATGATGAGTTCAGCATATCTTTAACGGATGAGGATTTGGAAGATACAGGAATATATATACATCACATAGTTTTAAGTAACGAGAATCAGTCATTTGTAACGGATAGCACTGGAAAAGTTACATCTGAAACTATTGTTACAACTGATATTGATACTTTTAAAGGAACAACTAGAGTAGCTAGTACTATAGGCACGCCATTATTAAAAAATTCTTCAGGGGCTACTATAAACTATGGGACTATCACAAAAACCAGCCCAACATCAACATCAAGCGGAAGTGTAACTTGGTCTATTCCTGCCAATACGAATATTGCTAGCGACAGTGGGTGGATAGAGATACCTATCACCATACAGGAGAGGTCTTATGTGAAAAAACTATATTGGAGTAAAGC